ATCGGACGATCGACGACAAGCGTTTGCCAGCGGACGTTTACGATCAATACCAAGTCGAAACGGGCGTGCAAATCCGCAACAACATGGCTTGGTATATGGAGAACCCGCAGGTCTGGAACTCCATGTCGAAAGAAGAACGCGCCGACGAAACCAAGCGGCAAGTGGACCGCGCCAGAGAAACCGCGCGGCAGAACCTAGGACTTTCGCAGTAGCTCGGCCCGCTCGCGGGCGGCGCGGACCTTGCTGTATCTCATGTGCAGCCGGGTCAGGTGCGAGGCGCGCGGCTCGTCACGCCGCGCCTCGGCGGCGATCGCAGCCGCCAGCTCGGCCTCGCTCATCGACGGGAGGCGTTCGACCAGGTCAGTCCACTCGGTCACGCTGCAAGCTCCTCTGTAGCCAGTTGAGACAGCGACCGCTTGTCGTGCAGCGACTGCCAGATCCTCTCGTCGATCGTCTTCTCGGTCATCATGACGTAGCAATAGACCGGGTGCTTCTGTCCGCTGCGGTGTAGCCGCCCGACCGTCTGCTCGAACAACTCCAGCGACCACGGCAGCGACACGAACACGATGTGCGACCCGCCGTGCTGGAGGTTCAGGCCGTGGCCCGCTGACTTCGGGTGGACCAGCAGCATCTCGATCTTGCCTGCGTTCCACCGTGCGATCGCGTCCGCGTCGTCCAGCGTCACGGCGTGTGGGTAACGCCGCTTCAACTCGGCCAGTTCCTCGCGGTAGTTATAGACCACCAGGGTGTTGGCCCGCTGGTTCTCGGCCAGCAACTCCTCCAGCCGGTCGAACCGGTGCGACGAAAACCATGACGCGCCGGTCGCCGTGAGCGAGGGGTCTTTCGGGTGCGTATGCCAGTGTCCGCCTGCCGCGCTGCCCGACCCGCCAGTATAGGCCCACCCGCCGGCGAGCTGCTGGAGCTTGCTGGTCATGGCCGCTGCGGTCAGGGCCGTCACCGTCTCGGTGCCGACCTGCGCGACGTAGTCCCGCTTCATCTTGTCATACGCCTTCATGTCCATGGTCGACTTGACCTCGACGACGTTGAGCGGCGGCAGCTTGTCGGAATACTCGCCCGCGTCCAGCACGAACGTGGCGGGCTTGATCTTGGCCATGATGCCCGCCAAGGCGCTGGGCCGGGCGACCCACTGGCCGAACTCCCGGCTGATCGGGATGAACCAGGTCTGTAGGAACGCCCCCTTGGAGCGCCCGAGCAGGTCGACGTCGATCACCTTGCACTGGCCGAACACGTCCTCCAGACCGTTCGAGGTGAACGAGCCGGTCAGGCCCCACCGAAACTTCATGCCGTCCAGCTTCTTGAACAGATCCTTGAAGCGTGCGCCGGACGGGTTCTTGAGCCGCGTCAGTTCGTCAAACACCACCCCGTCGAAACCGTCGAGCGACGGCAGGGTCTGGATCGTGTCGTAGTTGGCGACGACCACGTCGGCCTTGCTGGCGAACGCCGCCGCCCGCTGCGCCGGCGTGCCGACAGCCACGGCCAGCGTCAGCCCCGGTGCCCACTTGGGAGCCTCGACGGGCCAGACGTCGGTGCAGACCCGCTTGGGGGCGAGCACGAGCCAACGGCGGGCGATGCCTTGGCGCACCATGTCCTGCATGGCAGACAGGGTGATCGCGGTCTTGCCGGCACCGACCGCAGCGAGGATCATCGCCCGGTCGGTGGCGAACAGGAAGTCGGCAGCCTGTTCTTGGTATGGTCTTAGCTGCATGACATCACGGCTTCGACGAAGGCTTGGGCTTGCGGCGCGACGATGGCGTTACCGTAACCGCGCAGTCGTCCCACGCGGGCGGTAGCCCCATGAGCCAGCGGGAATGTGCCGGGTTCAACTGGCCTCCACTTTCCATCCCGGCAGCCGAGCCAGTCAGCATCTCGCCAGAGACCGTTAGTCGAGCCGGGCCGTTCGCCAATGCTTGCGCTGACGTCGCCAAGTTCACAGAGGCGTTTGGTCTCGCCATGCGCCGACGACTGTAGCCCTGCGGATCGTCCGTCACCCGGCTGTTGTTGTGGTCTGCGACCGTTGGCGTCGGCCAGCCCGCTTGCATACTCGCCGTGTGCAACGCCATCCCGCCCTGTCGATTGGTCGAGTTGCCCGCGCCGTTCGTGTCCGTCACCTTGGGCGTCGGCCAGCCCGCCTGCCAGACCGCTCGGCCCAACAGCGCGTTCTCCGGCACGTTGTCGTTGCGCGAGCCGTCCTTCCAGTCGCGCGTCGTCGGCGTCGGCCAAGGCTGTCCAGTAGAGCCGCTGTCGGATGTGCGGCGCGCCGAAGCCCGCAGCGCAGGTATCGACCGCCCCGACGGCGTAGTCCGCTCCTTCCAGGTCAGCGTATACAAGGTCGAGCCAACCGAGGCCGTCCTTGCTTGCAACCTGCTCGCCAAGGACGACGTCAGGGCGGCACTCCGCGATGAGGCGGAAGAAGTCGGGCCAAAGGTGTCGCTCGTCGTCGAAGCCTCCACCCTTGCCGGCGGCGCTGAACGGCTGACATGGGCACGAACCGGACCAAACCGGACGCTCGTCACTCCACCCGGCGCTGCGCAGGGCGAGGCTCCAGACGCCGATCCCGGCGAAGAAGTGGCATTGGGTGTAACCACGAAGGTCATCGGCTTTCACGTCCTTGATGCTGCGCTCGTCGACATCGCCGGGTGCGATGTGTCCCGCCTTGATGAGTTCGCGCAGCCACGCCGCCGCGAATGGATCGAATTCATTGTAGTAGGCGCTCATAGCTGCCAACTGAACAGGCGCGGCGGCGAGGGCGGGGCCTTGGCCCGGAACTCCGGGGGCAGCGGGCGGCTGGCGACGCGCGGCTTGCGGCGCAGCATCCCCATCCGGTCCATCTTGCCGATGATGGCGTTGCGGCTCATGCCCATCGCCTTGGCGATCTCACCCGCCGTCATCCCTCGGTCGCGCATCTTCACGAGCATCCGCTCTTTGTATTCAGGCCAGTGATCCATTCGTCTATCTCCTCCCTTGATGACAGGCACACATAGTTCTGCCCCATCCGCCCCATCAGGGCGGCAAAGACGTGTTGCAACGGCGACAGCCGCCCGCCGGGGCGTTTCAGTTCCACGAACCAGACCGCGCCTCCGGGGAGGCACACGATCCGGTCGCTGACGCCACGGTGCGACGGGCTGACGAACTTGAAGGCGACACCGCCAGCCGCAGCCACCGCCTTCCTGAAATACGCCTCGACTGCTTTCTCCAACATCGCTCGAACATACACATCCGATTTCCGTTGACAACACTTTTCGGTGCGGCCAGAGTGGCGTCAACAAGGAGAGACAATCATGTTCAAACGAAAATACCCTGCCTTGCTGATGTCCCCCGAAGACGCCCCCTATCCTGACTACCGGCGCGTCGCCTACACGATAGAAGGTCCGATGCGGCGGCGTCTGGCGTGCGATAGTGGCGCTTCCGTTATGATCTTGCACGACGACGGCAGGGTCACGGGCAGTCCTCGGTTCGATCGGTGGGAGCAACTGTGATGGCCCACTCACTCATCGTCGGCGGCTCGACCGCCAAGCGCGTCATCAACTGCCCCGGTTCGGTGGCGCTGGTGGCCACCATGCCCCCGCAGGAAGGCTCCCGCTACGCCAACGAGGGCAGCCTGCTGCACGAGGCCATCGCCATCGTGATGGACACCGCCTGCGCACCAGAGGACATGGTCGGCTTCGAGGCCCACGGCCTGACGCTGACCGAGGAACTGCTGGAGCGCAAGCTCAAGCCCGCGCTGGCTCTGCTCAACGAGTATGACCCCAAGGCCGCGATGGAGTTCACCACCGAGGAGATGGTCAACTTCGGTGACCTGATGCCCGGCGTGTTCGGCTCGTCCGACATCATCGGTCGGCTGGACGGACGGGCCGTGATCCTCGACTGGAAGTTCGGCGACGGCAAATATGGCATTGCGGTCGAGGCCGAGGAGAACATGCAGCTCATGTTCTACGCTGCGGCTGCCATGCGCACGCCGTCCTGTGCGTGGGCGTTCAAGGACGTGACCGAGGTCGAGTGCGTCATCATCCAGCCGCCGTATCTGCGGACGTGGACCACGACCGTCGAGCGCATCGCCGAGTTCGAGCGCCAACTGGTCCGCGCCGTCAACACCGCCGGGTTGCCGCGTGCGCCCCTGGCGGACGGCGACTGGTGCAAGTGGTGCACGGCCAAGCCGGTCTGCCCTATCAAGACCGGCCAACTCGACCGCATGAAGCTGGCGGCGATGCAGGCGATCGACGCCGACAAGCTGGCGTCCTACCTTGCCGTGGCGGACGACGTCGAAGATTTCATCAAGTCCTGCCGCGCCTTGGCGCACGAACTGCTGGAGAACGACGTGCCGGTGCCCGGCTACAAGCTGGTCGCCAAGCGCGCAACGAGACATTGGGCTGACCCGACGACGGCGCAGGACGCGCTGATCGGGCTTGGCCTGACCAAGACTGACGTGACCAAGACCGAACTGCTGTCGGTGGCGCAGGCCGAGAAGGTGCTCAAGAAGCACAAGATCGACCTTCCTTCTGACATGGTTGTCGCGGTATCGTCGGGATCCACCCTCGCGGTGGAGACGGACCCTCGCCCTGCGGTGGTCCAGATCGGGCGTCAACTTTCTGCCGCCCTCAGCAAACTGAGCTAAGGAAAAAGACAATGAGCAATCTGACTGTTTTCGGCAACGCGGGCCTTCCTTCCGTCGGCGACCTGACCTCGGCCCTGCGCCGGGTCGAGGCCACCGTCGAGACGGGTGCCGGCGGTATCATCCTCAAGATGGACAAGACCGGCCACTGGGTCTTCGGCTCCGACCAGACCGAGGTCGAGCCGGACAGCAAGTGGGCCGTCAATCCCTTCTCGTTCGTCCACGGCTTCATCGCCTGGGGCAACGGCGAGGTGCTTGGCGAGGCCATGGGTCCGGTGACGGCCCCGCTGCCCGAGCACGGCCCCGTGCCGGACGGCTGCGCGAAGGGTTGGGAAGTGCAGATCGGCGCGTCCGTGAAGTGCATCTCGGGCGAGGACGCAGGCATCAACGCCCGCTACTCGGCCACCTCGGTCGGGGGCAAGAAGGCCCTGACCGCGCTCGGCCTCGCCATCGCGGCGCAGGTCGAGAAAGACCCGTCCAAGCCTGTGCCGGTCGTGCTGCTCAAGAAGGAGCACTACCAGCACAAGTCCTACGGTCGCATCTACACGCCGGTCTTCGAGGTCGTCGAGTGGGTGGCCATGGACAAGGAGCCGGGCGGCGAGGACGAGGAAGCCGTTGAGGAAGAAGCCGCGCCGACCCGTCGTCGGCGCGCTGGCTAAGAGACGCGAGAGCGGGTCGGCCTCCTGGTCGGCCCGCGACCCGCGACCAATCACATGACAGAACAATGGAAAGACGTGCCCGGATACGAAGGGCAGTATCAGGTCAGCGACGCAGGCAACGTCATGTCGTTTGCGAAGTGCGTTGAAGGTCGCCTGCTGCGCCCTGGCCGTATGTCGGGCGGGCACATGTCTGTTGCGCTCGGGCGCGGCAACTCGCAATGCGTTCACAAACTGGTTCTGCTGGCGTTTGTCGGCCCTCCGCCCGCCGGGCACGAATGTCTGCACGGCAACGGGGTGCCCTCTGATAACCGGCTGGTGAACCTGCGGTGGGGCACCCGCAGCGAAAATATCCGCGACAAGACGCTGCACGATCAAGGCAAGCTAAAGGTCGCCGACATACGCGCTATCAAAGATGCGCTGGAGACGCCGCGCCACGGTCAACAGCGCGAACTAGCTAAAGCGTATGGTGTGTCGGAAGGCACCATATCGGCGATCAAGATAGGGAGGACGCATGGCTATCTTGTTCGTTGACTTTGAGACAAAATCTCGCTGCGATCTCAAGGCGCACGGCGTCTATAACTACGCCCGCGACCCATCGACCGACGTGCTGTGCATGTCGTGGGCGTTCGACGACGACGAGGTGCAGACTTGGCTGCCCGGTCAGCCGTTTCCCGACGAGGTGCGCAACCACACCGGCCAGATCCGCGCGCACAACGCCGCGTTCGAGCGGCTGGTGTTCTGGTATGTCCTCCAGATCGACTTCGCTTTGGAGCAGTTCTACTGCACCGCCACGCAGGCCCGCGCCAACTGCGCGCCGGGTAGCCTGGAGGACGCGGGCCGCTTCGCCGGCGCAGCCATGCGCAAGGACCATCGCGGCAGCCAACTGGTGCGCGCGCTGTGCATCCCCCGCCCTGACGGCACCTTTAACGACGACCCGGCGCTGATGGCCGAGCTTGTCGCCTACTGCGAGCAGGACGTCCGCGCGATGCGGGCCATCTCGCAAGGGCTGCGGCAACTGTCCGACACCGAACTGGCCGACTACCACGTCAACGAACGCATCAACGACCATGGCGTGCTGGTCGACGTGCCGCTGGCCAAGGCCGCGCAGGTCTACGCCGCTGCCGAGCTGGAGGAGATACAGGCGCTGGTCGTCTCGGTGACCGAGGGTGCAGTTACGTCCGTGCGCAGTCCCCGGATGCGGGAGTGGGTGTGGGACCGCGTCGGCCCGCAGGCGCGCGACCTGATGATGGTCACCAAGGGCGAGGAAACCAAGCGGTCCATCGACAAGAACGTGCGGGCCTCGCTGCTGGTGCTGGCCGAGGAGAACCCGGACGAGGTGCCCGCCGACGTGGCCGACGTCGTCCAGTGCGCCGACGACCTGTGGGCGTCGAGCGTGGCCAAGTTCGCCCGCATGGCGGACCTGGCCGACGAGGAGGACCACCGGGTGCGCGGCGCGTTCGTGTTCGCCGGCGGTGCGGCCACGGGCCGGGCGTCCAGCTACGGCCTACAGGTCCACAACTTCGCCCGCAAGACGGCCAAGGATCCCGAGGCGGTGCGTCACGCCATGGTGCGAGGGCACAAGATCGTGCCGACCTACGGCAAGCGGGTGACGGACGTGCTCAAGGGTATGCTGCGTCCGTCGCTGATGGCGGCACCGGGACGCAAGCTGGCGACGGCGGACTGGTCCGCGATCGAGGCGCGGGTGAACCCGTGGCTGTCGAACTGCGCCGCTGGCGACGCCAAGCTGGACCTGTTCCGCACGGGCGAGGACATCTACAAGGTCAACGCCTCGGCGACGTTCGGCGTCGCGGTGCCTGACGTCGACGACGCGCAGCGTCAGGTCGGCAAGGTGCAGGAGCTGGCGTGCGGGTTCGGCGGGTCGGTCGGTGCCTTCAACGCCATGGGCCGGATCTACGGCGTCGTCCTGCCCGAGGCGCAGTCGCGCCGCATGGTCGAGGCGTGGCGGCGGGCGAACCCGTGGGCGGTCGAGCAGTGGTCCGCGCTGGAGCGGGCCTACACCATCGCCATGCGCCAGCCGGGCCATGAGTTCACCGCCGGGCGGGTGACGTATCTCTACGACCGCCAGCACCTGTGGTACGCCCTGCCGTCGGGCCGGGTGCTGTGCTATCCTCACGCCCGCTTCGAGCGCGACGGCATCACCTATGCCAAGGCGGCGTGGAAGCCTGCGCAGGACGCGAAGGAGTGGCCGCGCGCGCGGCTGTGGCACGGGCTGGCCTGCGAGAACATCGTCCAGGCGACGGCCAACGACCTGCTGCGTGACGCGCTGCGCCGCCTTGACGCGGCGGGGCAGAGGGTCATCCTGCACGTCCATGACGAGATCGTGCTGGAGGCGGACGACGTAGAGGCTGCCGCTGCGCAGCTTGAGGCCGTAATGGTAGCGCCCCCCGCGTGGGCGGCGGGGCTACCGCTCGCGGCAGAGGTCAACATTCGGGAGAGGTATGGGAAATGAAAATCGGTTACGCAGACCCGCCCTACATTGGGTGCGCTCATCTCTATAAAGACCACCCGGACTACGGGGGTGAAGTCGATCACGCAGCGCTGCTTGACCGGCTGGAAACGGATTACGACGGGTGGGTTCTTCACGCATCGGCAACGCCAAAGAGCTTTGCGCTTTTGGCTCCGCTGGTGGAACAGATACCCGGCGCGCGGTGGATGTCGTGGGTCAAGGGGTTCGCGGCATTCAAGCGGAACGTTCCTGTCGCCTACGCATGGGAGCCGGTCATCATCAAGCCTGCCCGCAAGCCGGTCGTCAGCAAGCGCCTCGTCATGCGCGACTGGATACAGGAGAGCATCACCCTTCGCCGGGGGTTGACCGGGGCAAAGCCCGCTGCGGTTTGCCACTGGGCGTTTGAGCTTGTTGGCGCGCGACCAGAAGACGACCTCGACGACATGTTCCCCGGCTCAGGCGCAGTGAGCGAGGCGTGGCGCACTTGGCAAGGCAAGTTCACCCTGCCGGGAGAAGTAAAATGAGCGATTTCGTCGACTACATCTGCAAGCTGGCACCGGAGGGCGACACCGCCCTGCTGGTCTACCAGAAGCCCGCCAAGGGCACCCACGCCGACGGCTCGCCCAAGTACACCTGGCCCTCGTTCCTGCCGTCAGAGGGCGTGAAACCGGGCACCGCAGCCTACCTCAACACCGGCTCGTTTATCCTCGACCGCATGACGTCCGGCGTCAGCGCCGCGCAGGCCAACTGCGAGTTCATCCTGTGCATGATGCTGGACGACATCGGCACCAAGTCCAAGCGCCCGCCGCTGGAGCCGACGTGGATCATGGAGACGTCGCCCGGATCGTTCCAGTGGGGCTACGCCTTCTCCGACCAGCCGCCCAAGGCAGCGTTCGTCGCCGCCATCAAGGCGATCGCCAAGGCAGGCTACACCGACCCCGGCACAACCAACGCGGTGCGCAACTTCCGCATCCCCGGCTCGGTCAACCTCAAGCCCGGACGTGAGGCGTTTGCCGCGCGGCTGGTCGAGTTCCACCCGGGGCGTGAGTTCACCCTGGACCAGATCTGCACCGCCCTCGACGTCGTGCCCGACGAGGCCGACACCGCCACCCACGTCTCGCTGCGGCTGGCCGACACCGGCGACGACACCGTCTTGAAGTGGCTGTCGGATCAGGGCATGGTCCTCGGTCGCGCCAACCACTCCGGATGGCTGCCGATCGTCTGTCCGAACAAGGACAAGCACTCCGACGGCACCGTCGAGGCGGGCTACCGTCCGCTCGACCGGATGTTCTGTTGCCATCACGGCCACTGCGAGACGCTGACGTCGCAGGTGTTCCTCGATTGGGTCCATCAGAACGGCGGGCCTAA